TTCTTTTGGGTGTTTACTTGCAGATATGCCTCAGCTATTTCACATAGTCAGAGAGACTTTTGTTAAGCTATATAAAACAGATCCACTTTCTTCTATTATGAATCAGATTGGAGGAGATATAAGCGAAATCGAGTTCGGAACATTAGACATTAATGATATATTAACATCGGAGTTTTGCTTTGCTTAAATTTGACTCTCTCAAACAACTTCGAGAATGTGGGCACATAATCGATGGTGATGGCGCTAGAACAACCGCTGTCTATGAACACATAAAAAGCCTTATGAAAAATAATCTAGGAAACGATTTAAATCTTGATTTCTTTGATGTAGATTTTGAATATTATTATGGTGGATCAATTTATATCTTAGAGTTTTATGATGATTTGATTTATCTTAAGACAACGAAAGAAAGAGATTTTAAAGAATGGGATGGTTTCCAATGGACGAAAACCTGTAAATCAATTTTAGAAACAGATGATATATTTGAGGGAGCTATGCTAATCCCTAGTAAAGATTTTTATAGCTTCTGGAATGTGACTAATAATGCTGGAGGCCCTATCTACTACATCCCAAAGAATATAGGAAAAACCTGCAAAAATTTAATGAAGTCTTTAGAAAAATCTAACTAATGTCTCTGGTGATATACACCAATTAGTTGAGCAATCCTTATAATAAGAAAAAGCTCATTTCTTTATAATTAGAATTAAAAAAGATTTAGGAAAATCATATCGGCGAGACCGATCTATTAACCCTTACAAGGGCTCCTAAAACAAACTAATTAGAGGCATAAAATGATCTTAAACGACTGTGAAATCTGGTTCGCTAAAGTAGACCCAAAGCGTCCTAATGCTAAGTTTAATCAAGAAAATCCTACATGGGAAGTTCAATTGAGAACTACCGATAAGGAGAAAAAGAAGGATTGGGAATCAAAGAATTTGATTGTCAAAGCCATTGTTCCTGATGAGGGTGAACCATATTTCCGTGTGAATTTGAGAAAGAAATCTTTCAAGGTAGATGGAGAACCATCTAGCCCTGTTAAGGTGGTTGATACAAAATTGAACCCTGTTGATCCTAATTCAATTGGTAATAAGTCTATTGCTAATGTACGTGTTTTTCAGTATGATTATGTAAGCAAGACTGGCAAGCCTGGTGTTGTAACTGTCCTTATGGGTATTCAATTAACAAAGCATCTTATTTATATTCCTACCCCGCGTGAAGATGAGTTCGCGGAGTTAGACGCCGAAACTGAAGTTATTCAGCCTCCTGAAGAAGAGGAATCCGGAGAGGATTCTGAAGAAGCACCTAGTGTAAATAGCGCTAAGAATATTTCGTTATAAGTAGCAACAAAGGGGTCATCCATTTGGGTGGCCCCTTTTTCTAGGGAATTGTTATGGAATATATTTATGAGATATACGAGAAATCTACTGCTAATAAATTACATACATGTACTAGACTTGAAGAAATCGAAAATCTATTTCTAATAAAAGGTGAATACAATTTTACAAATGAGTATGTAGAGATCTATCGAGGAGATGCTCGTCATGATGCTCCAAAAATCATGTGTATTACATGTCAATCAGATTTAATAGATTGGCGTAATAAGCTTGAAAGAGATGCCGCTTGGAGACCTGATAAAGTAGACGAACTTCCCCAAGCTGGTAGAAAGTATCATGTAGAGGATGATGGATTTCATATAGATGATGCACTAGCGCCAGGAAATATTTGGGAAGTAAGGGAATCTCCAACAGAAGATCCTATCAATCCTCAACATTACCAAGGATATCTAGGAAGACTTCAATGGTTAGAAACTATGAGTCGTATCCCTGAGTATAAAAATGATCCTGCAGCATTTGCAAAAGCTGTGAAACTACAAGTACGAAAATATCTAGATAGGGATGAAAGAAAGGGTGAACAATTACAAGATGCTGAGAAGGCTCTTTGGTATTTAAAATTCTACGTAGCCTTTCTTAAGAATGATAAGCAGCCGATACTTGTAGATCATATTGAAGGAATACTAAATGGGAGTATCTGATGTCTAGATGGGTATTCGATATTGAATGTGATGGTCTTCTGCAAGATGCTACTAGAATGTGGATCATGGTCATGTACAACCTGGATACCCGCGAAGTTAGGCAATTCGAGGAGGGTGATTTTGGTTGGAAGTCAATCATGAATTCTGCATCGCTATTAATAGGTCATAATATCATTGGATACGATCTCCCTGTCTTAAAAAAATTATATGATTATGATTTGCCCAGGACATGCTCTATTCATGACACTCTCTTGTTTTCTCAGATTTTAAATTATAGACGCTTTGGTCATGATGGTCATTCTCTAGAGAGATGGGGTGAATATTTTAATGTCCCTAAAGTACAACATGAAGATTGGAGTCAGTTCTCGAAAGACATGGCTAAACGTTGTAGACAAGACGTTAAAATTAATGCAATGGCTTATGTAGAACTAGCAGAAGAATTCTCAGAAACAATTGAAAAAGCTCCCCTAGTCGCAATCTATTTAAAAGCAGAACACAAAGCTGCTGAATGGTGTGCTAAGGCTAATCTAATTGGTTGGGATTTTGATTTAGAGAAGGCTTTAGGGCTTTATGATGTATTAGAAAAAGAATTGGCTAAGACACATAAAGTGCTTGATTCTAAACTTGGAATGAAATCTGTTGCAGTAGATATGTGCAAGGGCGTGGTTGATGTGAAAGAACCTAAATGGACTAAGGTTGGGTTCTATCACTCACATATTGCCAATTGGTTCGGTATAGATCCTTGTAGTGGTTATCCTGGTGAGGAACGTCCTATTGAAGGTCCATATTGTCGTGTAGATTTCAAACCACTTAATCTAGATTCTCCAGCAGATGTGAAAGTATTCTTATTCAGAAATGGATGGGAACCAGATGAATGGAACTATAAGCGAAAAGAAGATGGAACTATGAGGAGAACTTCTCCCAAAATTACGGAAAGTAGTCTTGAGTTTCTAGGACCAGATGGTAAACTCTATGTTGATTTTCTATCAGCTAAATCCAGGTATGGTGTCTTAAAAACATGGATTGAGAATGTAGATGAGAATGGAAAATTACATGGAGAGTGTATGCTTGTTGGCACGCCTAGTATGCGAGCAAGACATTCAATTATTGTGAATGTACCATCTACTGATTCTCCTTATGGCAAAGAGATGAGAGAACTCTTTACTTGTCCTGAAGGGTGGAAGATCATTGGTTGTGATTCAAAGAGCAATCAAGCCAGAGGATTAGCACATCATCTCGGTAATCAAGAATACATCGACACGCTATTGAATGGTGATATTCATACGTACAATTCAGAGAAACTTACACAAGTCTTGGCTGATATGGGTATTGAATATGAAGTTGAAAGATCACAGGCTAAACGTATTCTATATGCATTTCTTTTTGGTGCAAGTGGAAAGAAGCTTTGGTCTTACATCTTCGGTACTATGGATGTTACTAAAGGGAACAAGCTTAAGAAAGGCTTCCTTAAAGCTGTCCCAGGATTCAAAGATCTTATTGACAAACTAGAAAACATTTTCGGAAAGACGCGTCAATATGGTGATGGATATATCCCATCACTATGTGGTAATAGAATTTATGTTGATAGCTTTCATAAGCTATTAGTCTACCTATTACAATCTGATGAAAAGATAACTTGTTCTTCCGCAATAATGATAGCGATGGAGAAACTTGAGGAAGCCTCGATAGACTATATTCCACTCATTTATTATCATGATGAAATTCAGTTCATGACTCCAGAAGACCAAGCAGAGAAAGCAGCCGAGATTGGTAGAAAAGCTTTTAAAGATGGTCCCGAACTTTTTAATGTTACTATTATGGATGGAGACTCTAAAATTGGAAACAACTGGTGCGAAACCCACTAAATATATTCCTGAAATAAAAGTTTGTTCTAGATGTAAAACAGAGAAACCGGCAAAAGCCTTTGGTCTGAGATCTAATAAAAGATGGTTAAGGGCTGAATGTAAAAAATGTACCGCTGCAAGAATAAAAGCTAAATATATACCTAGGCCAAAGAAAGAAAATCTAACTTTTAAATATCCTGGTAAAAAATTATGTTGCAATTGTAAAGAATATAAAAATCTTTCTGAATTTTCTAAAAACAGAAGCGGCCCTGGAGGATATAATTCACGTTGTAAAGTTTGTGCTAAGCTAGTTAAAAACTATAAAACGAATGCTAAAAAACATAGCAATAAACATTATTATAAGTATCATGAAGCAAATAAACTCAAAAGGAACGAAAATTCAAAAAAAGCTGTGAAAGAATTAAAGAGGGGTTATTTGAGAAGCTTAGCTAGAAACAGAGGTATACCTAAAGAGGATTGGGATGACTATCTTGAAATTATTAAATCAGAGGTTATTCGTAAAAGAGAAGAGAGGGAATTTAAAAAGAATCAACCCAAACCAGAACCTAAACAAAGAACTCAAAGTGAAATATATACGAGAGAAGGTTATCAGGCTTGTAAAAGTTGTAAAAAAGAAAAGCCTCTTGAGGATTTTCATAAAGGAATTAGTCGCAATGGACGTCAGTATGATTGTAAAGATTGCACACGTACTGAAATGAGAGAAATATATCTTAAGAAAAATTCTGGAAAATTTTCTACAATTTATTATATAGATGATCAATACGCGAAATACTGTAATACATGTAAGGAGTTAAAGCTCTTAGCAGAATTTTGGAATCATCCCAGAAATAGTCGACATCATAAACTTAACCGTTGTAAAAGTTGTGAAATGGTTCACCGTAAAAATCATCCCTCTCAAACTACAGAAGTTAAAAGACTGGCTTCACGAAAACAGCGAGAATTAAATAAAGATAAAATTAATGAAAATGCTAGAATCACAAGGAAAAAACAAAGAGATCGTTTAGATGACTCCTATATTAGACAAACTTTATGGGTAAGAGGTATTAAAGATGATGATGTAATAAAAGCACTAACTCCATTGGTTAAAGCAAATCTTAAGCTTAAAAGGAAAGCGAAAAATGCCTAAAAAGAGTTACGTAGATGGTCTTCGTGAACAAGCAGTTAAGTTTCTTGAGGAAAGGACTAATCCACATCTTATGAGAGCAAGAGCGGCAATGATCGACAAAGCTATTCGTGCAGCACACCTTGAGTGTAAGTACGGAGATAAAGATAAAGTATTAGGGGAAAAGTAAACAACACAATGGAAGGACAAGGAAGTCCTTCCATGACAAAACAATGCGTATAAGGAAGTGAGTAAATGAACCTATTTATATTAGATCAAGACCCATATATAGCAGCAGAAATGCATTGTGATAAACATGTTATTAAAATGACTTTAGAAACTGCTCAAATCCTATCCACAATTAATGGCGGTCCTTATAAACCTACTCATGAGAATCATCCTTGTGTTAAATGGGCTGGAGAATATTTGACTAATTATAACTGGAGTTGGCAATTAGGAAAAGCTTTAGCTAAGGAATATACTCATAGATTTGGCAAAGAGCATAAGTCAGAAGATATAATTATGTCTTTAAAATTGCCTTTAGTAGACATTCAATTAGGATCGAGTCCTTTTGTTCAATGTATGCCTGAAGAATTTACTGAGAAACCTAGTAAAGCGGTTCTCGCTTATCGCAGATATTATGTTTCTAAAGACATAGATTTTAAATATACTAGAAGAAATAGACCTTGGTGGTTTAATACACTTCCCTTGTTGGAGGATCGTAATGCTGGCGTTAATTGATGGCGATGTTTTATGTCATCTAGCATGTATGGATAGGTGGGAGACTAAGGCAGTCCGGCCTAACGATGATGGTATCAAAGTCGGACATGTACGACTAGATGAAGATGGTAAAAAGATACCTATTGAATATACTAGAGAAGAAGATACTGAATTCCTTAAGGCTTCTTACGAAGTCGTCAAGAAAGATCTAGATCGTATTTTAGAAGCCACCTTTTCGAGTGACTACAAAATGGCTGTAAAAGGTGAAGGGAACTTTCGTATTGATATGTTTCCTGAATATAAAGTACATCGTAGTAAAAATAGACAGCAAAGACATAATATGGCTGTGCCTTTGTTAAGACAATTATTAGTACACGAAGGATTGGCTGTAGCTGCCGACGGAATGGAAGCAGATGATTATCTGAGAATTTGGGCTACTGAATGTATAGAAAGAGAAGAAGAATTTATTGTGTGTTCTATTGATAAAGATCTAAAGTGTATTCCCGGATTGCATTATTATATGAGAAAAACTGAAAGAAAGATCTTTGAAGTGTCTGAGGAAGAAGCCGTTAGATTTCATTACGAACAATTATTAATGGGTGATCCTTCTGATAATATTCCAGGTATACTTGGAATTGGACCTGTAAGTGCTAAAAAGTCTTTAGCTTTATTAAAAAGCGAAGAACAGTTTCAAGAACAAGTTGTAGCCGAATATCTTGGCGCGTATGGAGACGACTGGGAAGAACAACTCTTATTTAATGGTCGACTGATCTATCTGAAGAAGACTCTAGATGATGAGTTCTCTATAGAACATTGGCCAATCGTACAGGAGTTGAAAGAATAATGTTCGACAATGGTCATTGGAAGTTTGTAGAGCAGATGGGTCTGGAACCCAAAATAGGTTTTCTTTATGTTATTAAAGACAATTATATGCAGAAACTTTATTTAGGAAAAAAGTTCTACCGAGGTCATGGAAAATTAAACAAAGGGAAAGAGTCAAATTGGCGGACTTACACCTCATCCTCCAAGTTTTTGAAGGAAATCTTTAAAGAAAGACCTAAAGATGAATTTGAATTTATTTGTATAGAAGAGTACGTAACTAAGGGTACTCTCGCATACGCTGAGACATGGACTTTATGCCATGTTGATGCGCCATTTAGCGACGTATGGTATAATTACTTAATAGGCAAAATCTTCTGGAAATTACACGAGCCGTTAACTAAGAGACATATGACGCGATTACGTTGGGCTATGGAGTTTGTATGACAATTTTAGTACAGTTGTTTGCTTTATTAATGACCTTCTTTGGATTAGTGGGTGGTATTTATTTTGTAGGGAACAAATTATGGAATGGATTGTCCTTCGAAATGATTGATTTCACCTATATGATTCTTTGTGGTTTAGTCATTATGGTGCTATTGGAAGGAGTTAAGCGTGGGGAAAATAATAAAGAGGAACCTACCGTGTCTTGATACAGGTTGTGGAAGTTCAGATGCCAGACAACAATACGAAGATGGAACATCCTTTTGTTTCTCTTGTCAAAGCTGGTTTAAGAATGACCAAGACACAAAATCAGAAATGAGTCCTAAGAATATAAGACCTCCGAGAACAGGAATATCTAAAATTCCATCTCTAGATGAGATTGATACTTACCCTATTTCTGCACTAGATGCTAGAAAAATTAATTATGCAGTTACCGACCATTATGGTGTGAAAGTTACTTATGGTCCAGATGGAAAAATTGATGCCCATTTTTATCCGTATGGAAAAGATTCGTATAAAATTAGAACATTGCCTAAACAATTTCAATGGGTTAACAAAAATAATAAACTATTTGGACAAGATCACTTCACTAGTGGTGGCAAGAGACTCGTGATTTGTGAAGGTGAGATCGATACACTCAGTGTTGCCCAAGCATTCTTTGAAAGATATTCTAAGATTTATCCTGCTGTAGGTATATCTAGTTCTACGCAAACAAAAGCCTTACTGGAACAAAGATCATGGATTAGATCGTTTGATGAAGTAGTCTTATGCTTTGACGACGATGATGCTGGCCAGGAAGCGACCGAGAATGCAATTAAGATTATTGGTTTTGACAAAGTTAAAATAGCTAAATTACAAACAAACGATATTAATGATACTTTAATGGTGCATGGTCAGAAGGCTGTTAATGAGCTCATTTTTAATGCTGAAACTTATGTTCCAACAGGTATC